CATCATATCCCTTTGGGGCAAGCTCCCATGCCATGCATCTTGCGAACATTGACAGTCCTGCTTTTGCAGCACAGTAAGATGCAGAGGCATTAAGAACATTGCGATAGGCCATAGAGCCAATATAAATTATTTGCTTCTTGTGCTTTTCATTTATTGTTCTGTTGACAAATTGATTGGTTGCAAATATGGAGGCCAGCAAAGAATCATTGATGATTTGCTCTATTTGATCCATGGATTCATTCTCAATCCAATTCAGATTGGTGTATCCGTTGCAGAGAATCATTGGTCAGCAAACACGATATTGCAGACAAAATAACAGGAGACAATCTCCTGCAACTAATGGAGGAGGAATTATGGAAGATGGCAGCTGTCTTGGAGCAGCATTGATATTTCTTTTTATCCTGTGCTGTCTTAAATATCTTTTTACATGGAGCTAAAGATGAAATGTGCAGAGCCTCTCGTAAGAATCCCAATGAAGATTCCTCGCTATTGGACAGAGCATGAATGTCGGCTTTTGAAGAAATATCGCGAGGAAGGCTTTTCCAATCGCGAGATTGGCGAGAAGCTTGATCGCAGCATCTGCTCCATTGCAGGGAAAATTTTCAGGCTAGACTTTGCTCTTATCCATGAAGAAAAATCTTGCAACACAAGTAGAGGCAGGAAAAGACATGAAAAAATATCGTAAAGAAATCCTAGAGAAATTCAGAGCTTGCT